GTGAAAAAGCCCGCGGCTTAGGAAAAACACTACAGCATTATTGAATTCACACCTGGCAGTGAACTCAGGCTATTTAGGTTCCTTCTTTTTCTCACTAAAAACACTAGAAGAACTAGTGCCAATAGAAAGAGGAAGGTGGACATCGACAGAAGTGGAAGATTCCGAACGAGGCACATTCTTTGAACTTCGACGGTCTGCCAGAGATGCACATTCTGCCACAACATTGCGCCGCAAATCAAGAATAGTAGTAATCCAAGATAAGCGAGCATTTGCGTCCAATTCTTCGTTTCTAACACCTAAAACGCTCAAAATAGCTGTTAAATTAGATTGAGATATAACGTAAGGATCATTACCAACATCAGAACTAAGAAGCTCAGATAATTCCTCAGCTAAAGCTTTTCGGACTCGGTGATAACTTACGCCAGCACTCATTGCTTTATTTAAAAACTTTAAAAACGCGTGGGAATTAACAATTGCCATTTATCGATCGATAAATTTGCCCACCTACTTTGGCAATTGTTGAGCCCGACGAATTATAGATTCATAAAAGGTTTTAGAGACATTACCCTGAAGAGGGGTAGCAGGTGATGATGCTAATTCGAAAGACTGAATGTCTTCGATTAACTGTTTCTCATCATCCTGTTTTTCTTCCTTACGTTCAAACATAGGAATATTACGTTCAGACATCGGTAAAATCTCCGGACGTATAAAACGTGAATATTTATGGGTTAGATAGGCAAAAGTCGAACCAACTAAACCCTGACCAACCATGGTTGTTAATGGAGCATCCCCAAAAACAGACTCAGCGGCGGCCATAACTTCTTCATTAATCAAAATGGGATCACGACCCCCATTAGCAAAATTAGTTATATTAGCTAAAGTATCGATGCCCTGAACACTTTCAAAATGTCCAACTATTTCCCAAGCTACAGACATAGTGGACAATAAACCCGTAATAAGAATATAGCCCACAACATCAGTTTGAGAATTAGAGTAATTGTTACCCAAACAAGTAGAAATGTTCATACTACCTTCAACAGAAGGCATCCAACAAACTGAAGCATTTAAACCAGGGACCATACGGGTTTGGGGAACAGCCAACAGGTTATTAATGGTCTGAGCATAAATTTGACTCTGACTACCAACAGTGGAAATTCCACAATAAAGTAGTGGTTTTTTATCGGTCGCAGCACACAATATTTTAAGGCGCATACCACCTGCCAAAAACCGACCATTAACACCTAAAGCACCAATACCAGAATTATTTACAAAAGTATCCAATTCTCCCGGTCCAGTAATTTTAGCACTAGGATAACCACTAGCACTAACTGTACCAGAGGAATTCGCTGTAAAATAATCCCAATTACCGACATTAACAAAAGCAGTTTGACTATCCCAAGGACAACCAATCTGCAACGGAGGATGAATATTGCCGGCAGAAGCATAAGTACCAGTAGAGTTATTGTTCAAATTAAAGAAAAATCCAACTAATCCTTTGTAAGTACCACCAGTGGCGGTAGAAGGATTCCAAACACCTCTACAAAACCCAGTAGAAACTTGGGTAGGAAAATTATTTCCACCTAGTCGTACCGGGTGATTATCAAAAGGATCACGAACTAATCTACCCCAACGCAATCCAACACGTTGAGAATCGGATAAGAACTTAACAGCTCTGTTAACATTCTTATTACCTTTAGTCCGATTTTTATTTTTCTTTTGTTTTGTTTGAACAACAACTTTGGGTTTAACTTTAATGTTAACTTTAACATTTTTATTTTTATTTTTCTTATTCGGCATTTTAAAAACAATTAAAATTTGGGACGTTATCTAACCCGGAATCCCAAAATTGAAAACATAATAAAGATGAAGGTAATTCATCACAATTATTTTCACATCCATACCACAAAAAATCTAACTGAGTGTCAGATAAATACTGAGGCTGAATAGAGCCGAACGAGATATATTCATCTTTATAAGATGAAATTTCCTCCCAATGATTTTCAAGACAATATTGAATATCTAATTCAATTTCGTCTTTAAATTTTTTATATGGATGAGACAACTGTCTAATTCCATACAATTTAGCCAAAGTGTAAATCCATGGTTTTTCTTTTCTGTAATGATAAATAGAAGAACGAAGTTTTTCAATATTAGGATAAGGAACATACATAGCATGCACAGAATCCCAACGAAAACCAGTATTACAAAAGGCAGCCTGAGAAATATCACAAGCTTCGAATTCTTTTTCGAAGGTGAAACCCAATGAAGGTGAATCACGTAAAACAAGTGATATAAACTCGGGATAATCCGGCATCAAAGAGTCATCTCCAACAACAGAAATAGGATAATTATAATAAAAATCCAACAAATCTTGTAAAGAAGAGAATTTTCCAGTAGCACAATATAACAAAACAAAAATAACCGCTAAAGTATTATTAGTTAAAGTATTGAAATGACCTGATGGATTACCATGCACTTTAACACATAAGTTACCATCAAGATCAATAACTTGAGAAAAACATAAATTAGTTAATTCCCAAGCCGCAGCATTTTTAATTTCATCTTTGCTCCAACGTTCACTCTCCAAACAAGAATTTCTAATGGAATAAATTATACCAAAAATCTCATTATGTAATGAAGCTTCCATGCCTGAAATATCGAAACCGACAACTTTCCCCCCATATTCAGAACAAACCGTACGCAACGCTAAATGATGCCAACCACCATAAAAAACACTCGTTCCAACTGCGCTACAACCTTTACCAGCTGAATCCACAATCTTTTGATTCTGCTCTGAAGATAAAGCGCATGAAATTTGAT